ATCAACTTCTGTATGGTAAAACTTGAATGTGTGGATAATATTCTGAGTAAGTTTGAAGAATGGATAGTGTATCTCTTTATCGTAGATACTACTTCGTAATTTTTCATCCTCTATAGAATCAAGGCCATTATATCTAACAATAGCTAGTTCTGTGTCATGTGTGAAGTAATTCTTAGATTTCTTCCTTCTTTTCCTAATAGGTGGTTGCATATAATGTTATTGGTTCTGTTTAAATCTAGATAAGTCATTTTGCAACCCTTTTAAATTTTTAAAAAAATAACCAATTTCATCATCGCTTTTAAATAGATCTTTTTCGTCTATTTCTTTTAAGCGTTTGTCTGCAATGTCTAATTGTTTGCTATATTCATCTATAAATGTTCCATAATTAATAATAATATCTTCTTGTTTCTCGGTTTTCGAGAGGAGATTCCATGTTGTAAACCCTAAGATTACTACAAGTACTCCCAATATTGATATAATAATTAATTCTACACCCATTATAAACTATCTAACATATTTTTTAATCCTTCGCTTTTAATACCTCCTAAGGCCTTAGCTTTTGCTTTGGTCTTATGAGCATTATCCGACAATGTATAATTCTTTTTTGGCGCCGCCACGCTATTTTGAGTAAACTTTGGCAACCATTCTATTTCAAATTCAATACGTGCGGCCATCATATCAGCTTGGTGCAAGATAAATGGCAATGATGTGCGAGGTTTTGTTTCTGGCATAAATGATTTTAAATATTTCTCATTAGCCGAATCATATAAACCATCATGTGTTTGAATAGCCACCATTTCATTGAATGTATATTTAATATCGTGTTCCTGTAGTAAAAATAACCCACGGTCTGGTACAGCAGCAAATGCAATTTTTTTATTATGCATATATTCTTCACCTAATTTATCACGTCTCCATTGGTCAGTTTGAGGGATGTAAGATTCATGTTCCGAATCACCCATTTTACCTAAATCATGATTGATAGCTGAAAATACTAATTCTTCAATAGTAAATGTAGAGGTATCCATACCAAATTGTTCCCATACACCATACATTTTAAGTGATGCTTCAACAACTCTATTTACATGGTCAACATAACCACCAGGAAATGCTGAATGGTATTCTTTCTTATGCGACGCTGGCATTAGAATAATACGGTCTTCGAATTTTTTATAGAAATCAAGTAACTTTTGTTTACGATCTCCAGTGATATGTTCTTCAATATTATTATTAAACTCAACCCAATTTGATTGGATTTGTTCCGCGGATAATTTCATAACTTTTATTTTTTTTTAATTTTCGTTTTCTACGTAACTTTCTAATTCGGCTACAATGTTAGAACCTTTATCTACTTGACCCTTAATTTCACCTTTTGGTGCATTCATATTAATACCATTTCTTACAGCATTAAATATAGCATCTAATTGTTCTAATCTTTTTTGGAATAACTGTTTATTTCTCATAATTTATTTATTGTGGGATCGTTGTTAATAACAGGGTGTCCCTTAACCCCTTTGTTGCCTTTGTTTCAATTCGTTTTGTATACCCTTTTTTTCCCAAAACCCGTGTTATCAATCTACGGAGAGGATTTTACATAGGCACGTCTTTTTCAAGAGCTTTTTTAGTTTCTTTTATTTCGTGTAATTTTGCACATTTTTCATATTCTTCTGTTGTTTCAAAATATAAAATACCTAACATAAGTGACTTTAATAATGGTTTAGAATTAAAATCCCATACAGCATCAATATGCTCTGAGTTTTCCATATCTAAATGTTTGATATATGAATATGCTCTATTAAATACAGCGAATGAAGATGCTTCCTTAGTTTCTTTAGCATTAAAAGATGTTTTTTCTTGTTGAAAGAATTTTTTTAATTTAGCATGAAATACCTCATGGTTATGTACCATTTTAGTAAACATACCTAACTTAGCTGTTGGACTTTTTAGAAAATCGGTTTCAGCTGTAATTAGCTCTTCAATATTTTCCGGTTCTTTACCTTTCTCGCCCCCAAATAATTCAAAAATTCTATCCTTGTCTATCATTTTGATAATTTAATTCGATTATACATATCTAATTATCTAATTCATCCAGCTCTGCTGTTATATCTTTTTCTATTTGAATTAAAATGTCATACTCTTTTTCAACATCCTTTTTATTTGGGTTATCTGGATGGTATCTCCAAAGCTCTTCCTTAACGGTAGCTGTTGATAACAAATCCTCCATTAATTCTGAATATTTTTGATCTCTAATTTGTTCTGGGGTGTATTTAATTTCTTTCATATTATTTATGGTTTTTACCTATGTTACTTATTATTTCTTTTGCTGTTTCTATATCAATTGAGAAAAATTCTCTTTGGTTATTTACGCGATATTTACTAAGCGCATGATGTACTTCGCCTTCTAATAGTTCGCCGTTAAAACAACGGTATGCCCATGCTACTTCGTATGGTAATGGCACACCCGTAGCACTAGAAATTTGTCTTGCTCGCTCATCTGGTGTTAATTTTGTATATCCTATTTTTAACATTCCCGGTTGAGCAAGGTTTTTTAATACATAAACCCATTGATCACCTTCACCTTGTTTGTTATAAATTCCTCGTTTTCTAGCAGTATAGTAAGTAACTTTTTCCCAACCATCTTTAGCTGGGGTTAAAGTAAAATATGAAGCTGCTGTAACGGCTGTATCTGAATAGTTTTCTTTTAAGGGAATATATTCTTCTGCTTGTATTGTTGTTATTCTTTCCATTATTCTACAATTATTTTAAATGATTGCTCTCTAATTTCTCTAGGGCCTATATCTGTGTTAAATATGGTCTTAGTAAACACTTGTAAGGTATCACCTACCATTTCATTATCCAAGTAAAATTGTTGACGAGGTGCATAATTATATTTAGATCTTGTACCTAATAATGTTTCAGCATATGGACACTCAAAACAAAAATTCTTCTGTATCTGGTAACCAGCGATATTTAAGGGTGGTTGTATTTGTGCTAAATCAGTTAATGTATATTCAATCTCCCCTACAGGAACTGGGTTATTAAAACCACCACCTGTGAACCAACTTAATACTGAATAAGTAGGTACTGTAAATTGTATACTATCAAATGCAACCCAATAATCTGAGTCATATATTGTTTCAACTAATGGGACTCCATTTACCTCATGTAAAATTTCATCAATTTCCCCTCTGATAGTAAAGTATTTAGGGCCATAAAACTTTATATGCCAGTAACCATTAGCATCTTCATAAGCATCGGGCTGTACTAATTCATCTATAAAATATTGTGAATCACAATTACCATCTAAACACACTCCCGTGTTTAATTCCTCTGGGCTACATGCCCAGAAGAATATAGGTATTAATATGTAGATTATATTTTTCATTATGCTACGAATTCTAAAGCTTTACTAAACATTTTTTTATTTACATCTTGGTCTTGCTTAAAATTCTTAATAATTCTAGCTTGACGTACTTTCCCTGATGGTGTTTTATATTGGAAATTACCTTCAATAATATTCTCTTGAACTCTATTAAAAACTTCCCAAAGCATCTCACCTTCATCCTTTTTACGTTGAGCATTTAAAACATCCTCAATTGCTTGACTATCAAAAGTATTTTGCGTACCTTCTACTCTAATATCAAGAAACGATTTAGCAAGATTAAACATTTCTTCTTCCTTTAATTCAACTGCCTTCATTTTATTCATTGCTTCTACTGTTAAAGGTAATTTCTCAACCATACCTCTAATTAATACTTGTAAATCCTCAAACGTATAACCCATATGACGCATTTTTAAATCTGCAAATTCATCTGTAGCTATAATTAAACCATTTTCACAAATCATTCTAAACAATCCTGCGGTAAATTGAAAGGCATTTTTACCATCATGAGAATTAGTAATTAATATTTGAGGATAAACTGTATCTCCATCTTCTCCATTAATTACAACATCATCATTTCTAAATACCAGCATGTGTTTTTGAACACCTTGTGTATTTTTAGTTCTTGCTTGAACTTCTTTAGCATCAACTGGTTTCCAACCTAATAACTCCATATCATCAATCACTCTTTCCGTAGGAATATGTGTATACTTTTCTGATACTTCATTTGAAGGTGTCATTGTGAAAATACTTGGAGCCATTTCACTTAACTCTTTTTTACTTAAAAATTTACTTGCGTTTAAATCTAACATAACCTTTTTGTGTTTTAAATTATTAATATACCGTGAATATACGAAAGATAGCCCGGGAAGCCAAGCTTCCCGTGCATTACTTTTAATTACTTTTTAACTAATAAACT